ATGAATCTTCTCGGCGACAAGGATGTGATCCAGCGAGTAGAGACGCTGTGGGCCAAGGTGTTCCAAAGTAGCAACGCTATCATTCGCCACGCGAAGTTGTACGGCTTTCTTGGCATCGAATTGATCCCGTCTCCGAACATCCATGAGATCATGCTACAATTGCAAGCTTTTGACGCCGTCTTCGATATTCTGCTATCCCAACAAGGCGATATGCACTATGATCAAGCGAAACAGCTGTTGAACGCGAAGTCGCAACTGCTCATCATGGGCCGAGTCGCATCCGCCCTGAAAGCTAACAAGGTTGAAGACTTCGAAATGGCGATTCAAGATTTGGAGCGTCAGGCCGTTGTATAGGCTGTAAGGTTGTCAAACCCGATTTTGCCCTCATGTAATTGACATGAGCTTTTTTAGCCAACGGAGAATGTCATGTTCGAAACGAACTTCAACCCCAACGGCTTCATCGCACCTAAAACCAAGCAAGAGTACATTGCACTGCTGGATGAAGCTATTCGCATGGCCGATGATCTCGCCGACATGTGGTCGGCGGCGTTCAAGCCTGTGGAACAAGCTCGCCCGGTGGTGACCGCCTAAATCGGCCGTCGCCCAGATGAGACAGAAAGGACCGCACTGCGGTCCTTTTTTACTATTGGGATCGCTTCGCCAATCTCAAAAGTGGTCCCCGCGCGAAGCGATTTGCCAGTATTGCCGAGAGGTAGAGGTTAATCAGTCTCACGCTTCGGGATCGAATTTCGGCTCCTGAACGGCATGCGCCCGGCGCCTGGCAGACCCTCCTGGCCCTTCCGATAGGCGGGGCCATATGCAGCCACTAAGAAACCCCGTTGCGCGCTCCCGCAGAGGGTAAGTCAGTCCGAGATTGTTGGTTGCAAAGCCCCTTCGGCGTCCGCCCTTTGATAGGGTGCGTCATATGGAACCGTGGCCCTTCGACACCATCCCCCCTGAGCATATTGACGCCCTGTCAGACGCGGAGCGCCAGGTGCTGGAAGCTATCGCGCAGGCCTACCTGGCCGAGATCCAATTGCAGCGACAGACCGGCATGCGCCCGGCGCCTGGCTGACCCTATACTGGCCCTTCCGATAGGAGGGTCCATGTGCAGCCACTATCAAACCTTGAAGGATGCCGAACTGCTGCTCAAGAAGTTCGGCGTGCGCGAGAAGCCCGCGAATCTGGCCAAGTACGACATGTGGCCGCGCTACCAGGGGCCGTTCGTCCGACGCCCGCCCGAGCATGACGCGGGCGACGAGGCCGTGCCAGAGCGCGAGGTAGTCGTTGGCCGCTGGGGACTGATCAGCGCAATGACCAAGGCGGACAGTCTGGACAAGGCCGGAAAGCTCTCCACGTTCAACGCCCGCAGCGAGACGGCGGCCAAGTCCTTCACCTTCGGCAACGCCTGGCGTCGTGGGCAACACTGCATCATCCCGGCTGACGCCATCTTCGAACCAGATTGGAGATCCGGCGCCGCGGTGGCCACCCGCTTTACCCGTGCCGACGGCGCACCGCTGGGCATCGCCGGCCTCTGGGATCGGTACCGCGACGCCGCCGGCCAGTGGCAGGAGAGCTACACGATGCTCACCATCAATGCCGACCAGGATCCCCTGTTCCAGAACTACCACCAGGCCGACAAGGAAAAGCGCATGGTCGTCATACTGCCAGAGGGCGCATATCAGGACTGGCTTACCGCGCAGGTCGCGGACACGCGGGACTTCTTGGTCCCCTACCCGGCCGACCGGCTGGTCGCGGAACCTATGGCCAAGCCCGAGAACTGACCCCTTTTAGGGTGGAATATACTGTGTAACCATACAGTATTTTCTAGCCATGAACGACAACGGAATTCTTGAGCACGTGCCCGGCCCGTGTGTAGCGCGGGCCCACGAGGCACTACCTGCAGCGACGACCGCAGAAGACCGCGACTACCCGGTCGAAATCGACGCCGACCACGTCGGCCGCGTCCGCATCTTCTTTCACAAGCAGAAGGCTAAGCGCGGGAAGTTCAGCCACTGGTTCTGGCTGGCTGTGCGGGCGGAGCGGGCCTAGGGCTTGGCCCAGGCGTCTACCACCGCCTGGTGCCTGGCAGCGCACTCGGCGTACTGGAACGCCAGCGCGGCATGAGCCTGCGCCAGGTCATCCCAGGACGCCGAATCAACGCGGGGAACCGGCGGGCACGGCGCGCTGAGGTTGACGGGCAGCGTTGGCCGCGTCGATGGCTTCGTTGGTTGCGCGCACCCGGCCAGGATCGCGCACGCAGTCAGCAGGCAAAGGAAGCTGGACGATTTCACGGGTGTACCTCTCGATCACCTGGGGTTTGGCGGTGGCCAGCTTGTCCGCCGTGTCCGCCAGGCTCCGGGACAGCCCAGTCAGGCGCTCGGCTTCGGACTTGAATTCCTCCAGGCCTGCCACTCGGTGGGCCTCTTGGCACTCGGCCCGGCCGCCCGCACGCTGGGCGTGCCCGTACCACGCGACAGCGCCAGCGGCTAGGGCCAGAGCAGCAGCCCCGGTCAGGTACGGCGCGGCAGCGCGCAGTAGCGAGCTCATGGTGTGTTCAGCCAGTCAGGGACTCTGGCGGGTGGAGGTGGCGCAGGAGGCGCTAGCACTTCCTCGACCTTTTTAACCGCCGTGGTTGCCGACTTAGCCGCGGACCTCGCATGCGTGGCGGCGGTCTTGGCGGTGCTGGTGGCCGTCTTCGCCTGCTGCGATGCCTTTTCCAACTTTCCTGTGTTTTCCTTCACCTGCTCGGCCGCCTCGTCCAGTTTGTTTACTGCCGACGGTATCTTCTGCTCTACGAGCGCAATGAGTCGGTCGATCTTCGCGGTCGACTGGACCTTTTCGTACACCAGCCCTATCCCGAATCCCAGCGCAATCAAGCACAAGAACAACGTCCAGAACTTGGTCATGCTAGCGATGTACGAAAGCCGCTGGCGGTTGCCAGCGAACCACCCCCTAATTCCTGAGTTCATTTGCTACGCTCCTTGAGAGCCGCGACCTCTGTACGCAGAGACGCCACTTCGCTGATGAGATCTGCATTCCGCTGGTTGGAGATCTCCAGCTGATACTTGACCAGCTCGAACTGGGCCTTCATCTCCATAAGCTGGTCGGCCCTTTCCCGCTCCTGGTTCGCGATCTGCTTCCAATGATCCCGCTCTTGCTGCAACAGCGAGATCGTGTCTCTCGTAGAAGTGCTGCTTCCTAGAGCGGCTTCCAGATTGCTCTTGAGAATTGGGACAACCCACCGGCCCAAAATGGCAAGACCTCCAGCCCCCAAAACGCCATAGGCATATGTCTGCCAAGTTTCCATCCCTACCCCGCAATGATTCCGCCTGCGCGCACGTAGGCATCGCGAAGGCGCTCGATCTTCTGCTCATGTTGTCCGTATCCGGCGCCAGGCAAGCTGGCCCATATGTTCCGGACCTTAGCGACGGCCTCATCAAACCGACCAGCCTGGATATCAGGGATAGCGCGCCGCTCCTTGATCTGCTGGATGGCGTAACGGTCTTGCGACCGCGGGCCAAAGTCGGGCAGCTTGAGTAGCGCCTTGTAGTGCGGCCAGTAGCGATAGAGGATCTGGTAGCGCCCCGCCGCGGTGGACGATAACGTGGGGCTCAGCTTGACCAAGACATTGGGGTGGTATGCGTAGCTGGTGAACAGCTTGCCGCCCACAAGCACGTCGTAGCCGTCATCCATCGTAGGCTGCCGGCCGTCGTCCGTCCCCTCCGATACCGCAAGCATGTCCAGGAACGCAAGCACGTTCAGGCCGCCTGCTTCCAGTTCACTCAATCTGGCCATTTAGCCCCCTATAGACGAAAAAAAAGCCCGCCGAAGCGGGCTGATTAGGCTCGGTGCTTAAACGATGACCGTCTCACCCGTTGATCGGGCCTCTGCAATAAGGCGCGCGTCCCCTTGGTTAAAGGTCAAGCTGGAATCTAGGCTCGCCGAAACAGCATTGATCTGCTGCCAGGCCCAGCCCCCCCGCCATTCATAGGCCTGACCAGAGGCCAATGGGATGCCAGTGTCGTCGACGACAGCAGCGTGATAGAACTTTGTGTTCCCTACGCCACCACCACGGATCAGTGGTGATGTTTCTTGGACGTGCCGGCCATCTCCAATTTCGAACGTACGGTCCATCCATGCCGCAAGTTGACCGTTTTCGCCATCTTGGAACACAACCGCCCAGGCATTCGGGGATGACGCCTTAGCCCCCGTATTGGTCACGCTGGTGAAGGCGACTCGGGTGTTTGCCTTCCCGTAATAGATGAACGTGCCCGACTGATAGCCGACCGTGAAAGTTTGCGGACCGTTGTCCTGAAAGACAAGCACGTCTTCAAGCGCAAGTACGTGTTTCTTAAGCCCCACAATCCCAGGGTAAATGTCATAGCGGCAGGTCTCACGCATTACGTACCTATCGAGCGATGCCGTGTTGTATGCCATGACCTCGTTGATTGAGAGAACCTTGATGCTGCTAGACACGCCCGCCGACCCGGCGACCACCGGGGCACCATCGGCCATTACGATGAACGCAGCATTACGACCCGTGGGGGTTCCACCCGTACCGCCGTCAGACCCGTGGTTTCCTCCGGTGTAGATCTTGGTTGTGCTGCCATCGCCGCCCGCCACGGCTTCCACAACGAACGGCCCGGTCCAATCCCCGCCAGCGGCGGTATCCACGATAGTGGTCCACGTTGCAACAGCAGGATCCCCCAACGGTGCGCGCAACACGCGCCGGATATCTGGGATGCCGTTAGGCCCCTTGGGGCCGAACTCTACGCGGGTGAGACGATCGCCGCTGCGCCATACCGCCGCAAGCGCTCCACCGTTATCTGCGGTGTACGTCCACCAGATGCCGATGTAGTTCCATGCTACAGAGGGGGTAGAAGACGTTCGGGGGAGATCTACTCGCGACCGATCAATGGTCCACGACCATCCGGCGTTAGCGTTGCTCGTGTAGGCGTTAATCGGCGTACCTTCGGCGGGCAATTTACTTGCGTCGCACGTGATTTCGATTCTCAAGCCTGGTCGCGACGGTGGAAAGAGACGCACCGTTTGAATCCCCCCGGATCGCGTGATTTGCTCCTGCGGGCCAAACTGTGAATCGGTGTAGCTCATGATGACGTTGGCCACTGGAGAGGTCGCGTAACTCGCTGCGTCGAACTCCTCAATAATCCAATCGTATGCGCTGACGCCGCCGAGCACCGCCCCATTCTGCTGGTACGCGACTCGATAAAGCTTCGTTGAATCACCGTTGACCACCCGGACGTCAAGCAGCAGGTCATTCATCTGAGAGTTAGCGAGTGACGTCGTTCCACCCCGGTTTGCAACCGCCAACGGAAACGACTTGCCTGAGTTGATAGACATTGAGTCTTCACGAATCGGAATCGCTCGCGAGTAGCAAGAGGGGTCGACGATCCACGACCACGCGGGCCGAGCGTTCCCGCTCCACGCATCAATAGAAGCGCCGGCTGCGGGCAACTGGGCCGCATCCACCGTGATGACGAAGCGCATGAACGGGCGCAAAGCGGGTGTCACGACAACTGTTTGGATTCCGCCGGACCGGTTGATACTCGGGGCGGCATTCGAGTAATGGTGGATCTGAACTGCGCCGGCATCAGTCGTCGCGTAGTCGCTTTCGTTGTGCTCCTCGAGGATCCAGCCGTATGGGTAGTCCCCCAAAACCGCCGCTTCGTTTCGCTGATAAGCGATTCGATACAACTTCCCCGCCTCTGCGCCTTGAACAACTACGGACAAAATAAGATTGCTAAACGCGACCATTTCTACCGAGGTCGTCCCCGCTCGTGTAACGCTCCGAAGCGGAAACGGTTTGCCTCGATTCACAACCAGCGAGTTCAAGGCGTTGAAAGACGCTGCACTGGCGGGCTGAATGCCCGAAACGGCCCACGTTGCCCCGTTCCAGACGTAGTACTGGTTGTTAGCGGGAGTGGAGTCATTAGTGACTTGGGCAGGTGTCCCGACCGGCTGCGACGTATCCGCATTCATCGACGCTCTTGTCAGGTAGGTCTTCAAGTTTGCCGCACCAGCGGCTGCTTGAAGTGCTTCTACCTTGATAGAGGCTAAGTTACTGACATCATTACCAATTCGATTGATGTTGGGGGAACCCACGGCCCCATTGGCGAATTCGTCCAACGTCCTTGCGTCAACGCTAGCGTCAAGCAGCTCCTGCCTGGTGATGTATCCGGCCATGTGCGACTCTCAATAAAAAAGCCCCGCACTTGGCGGGGCTGTGGTTTAAGGCTGTTCTTTATGGGTGAAAATCCAGGTCGTTCTCGTAGTACCTGGCGTCGTAATTGATCGCTGTTAAAGGAATCGTCCCGTCGTCGTTGGGAACGCCCTTTTCCGTCACAAGGAATGGTTGCGCGTGGCGCGGGCTTGATCCTTGCCCAATGATGTACCCAGTCGGGTTGTAGCCTTCACCTCGAAGGATGATTGGAGTTCGGGGTGATGAGGATAGAAGCGCTAGACGCGAGCTACCACCCGACTGAACTGGCATTGACTCTACCTGGCCATCACTGTTCTGCAGAAAGATCCTGAACGGCCCACCTACGGTCCAGTCAAACGGCTGCGACAGCATCACCAGCAACGGATTGGCTGGATCCACCGCGATAACCTCACCATCTTGACTACCAGCCCTAGTGTTATCCGCGCAGAGAATTCGCTCGCTTACCGTCAGCAAATTGGCCTCTGGCAACGCATCGAATTCCGTCACGACATCCTGGTACCGAATCTTGTTCCACTCACGATAGGCATGAATCTTCGCCTGGGCCTCAATGCGAACCCCAACCGACTCTACACGCTTAGCATTCACGGCGGACCGATCAGCCGGCAGGTAGATCGTCTCAGCAGCGTCGTTCGCCGGGTTGATCCACTGATACTCAACGCCATCATTCTCAGCCGCACTGCCTTCCGTTCTTTGTTCGGAGCCGGGCAATTTATTGCGATGGTTGAACAGGATCGCGGAATCCTCAGTCTGTCTTTCAAAGAACAGGCGTATCACACTACCGCGGCGATACGCTCGACAGTAGACCGCCTCAGCGATCATCGAGATCGTCTCTTCGAACGAAAGGTTGTCGCTATCAACTGTGTAGCTGAACTGCGCCACATCGATGCCAAAGTAGGCGTTGATGTCGGCCGATGTCTGATAGAAGTTGTCGAAATCTATCTCGGAGGCCGGTCGATTTCCGATCTGAGGATCCAGACATATAGCTGACAGAATGTCTGCCACATTACGCGTCGGATAAAGCTCCGTCGTGAACGTCGATCCGGAGATTCGCTGAGGGAGCTTGCGCGTCACCAGTAGATTGAGCTTTCTTTCCTTGATCGCCAGTGCGCCATCCGTCGCAAAGGTCACAGATTGCACGGTTGTGACATCGCCAAAGTGCAGTTGATCCACCGAACTGCACGCATACAGATCGCGCCATTTAATCTCGTCAACAACCGAACCTTCGAAATCGGTATCAGAGTTCGTTATGCGGCGTGCCCGAAACCGCCAGCGGGTGCTTGACGCACCACCCAACAGGACATCCAGGGTATCGGCGCGGGTTGAGCGGGTGACAGCAGATCCACTAATCGTGCGGTCGAAAACTGAAATAGCTCCGGTTGGAGTTCCGGAGCCATCCAGACGTTGGGCTTCCACCCGGTACGTTACGTCCCGCCGATACTGCTGGCGACCGTTGTCCTTGTACAGGCCGTTCAACGCCACCACGTTCGCAATAATCCGGGTGATTGGCCGGATCGCCTCCACAGTGAACCATCCGACCCATCTTTCCCCCGTCGTCGTGATCGTAGGATTCAGCACTGACGACTGGCCGCCGTAGTCGTCCTGCATCGTGGTCCATCCGGGATTCACGGCGGTAGGGTTGTTGAGCGTCAGAGTGCTTGATGTGACAGTGGTTATCACGTATTGCCCAGACAGATCGAACTGAACCACATCAGAAGGTCTCGTCAGGGTCGGCGTCCCGGTGACCTCAGTAGGTGCATTCCTAAATGCAGCCCACGCCGAAGAACTTTGCGACACATCGAGGCGGATCCTCGTCACGTCGTCGATGGCAATGTAGGTCGAACTCAAAACACCGTAAACGCCCGTCACGTTGCTGGACGCAACATAAGGCAGGTCGGCATCACCACCCGTCGTATCCGTCCAAGTAACGTAGCCGTTCGACAGCGTGAGAATCTGCCCGGAAGACCATTGAGCAGCATGATTGCCAGCGAAATCCACCTCCCCCCACGCTGGCGTAAAAGAGTTCTCGGACCTAAACGCCGCGCCAGCCGGAGGGGTATAGGAGAAAGTTCCTTGCGTCTGGACGGCGTTCTGGACCGATATGGTGTCGCCCGGGATAAACAGATCCGCGAAATCTACATTGGCATCCTGGGATAGGATTTCGTTGGGGGATCGAAAAATCATCCCGCGACGGATCACGCTACCGACATCCTGCGGCTGCAACACCTGCCCATTAACGCTGTTCACTCGCTTGGCGGTAATGACAGGCAGATTGATGGCATTGCCTATCCGAAGTTGGGGCGCATCACCGCTGTTCGGCGACGTGTTTGGTGCGTAGACTTCCACCGACGCACCAGCAATTTCCGAAATCAGGGTTGTATCGTCGCGAGCGTCAAGCACGTCGTATGCACCCCGACCAATGCACATGTATGCGATCTCCTTCTCCACATGGTTCTCAAATACCTTGTAGGGAGGCGCCAGAAGATCAGGAGTAGATCGAACCGTCCCATATATATCCGGGACTCGGCCATTCACCCGCGCTTTGTTTGTTCTTTCAGAAAGACCGTTGTTGGGAGATTCCTGCTGGACATTCCTAGCCGTCGCGTTTGGGGGTTCTTGGGCAAAAATTGAACCCAAGATCATTGAGGCTGTTGATGATGCGAGGGCGACGGCCAAAGCGGTCCAGAATCCGACCTCACCGGGGCTCACTTCCACCACGAATGGACCTGGCAAAGAGCGAAGAGAAGCAATTTCCTCGGGGGCCTTAGGAGTCACCGCCCTTCCAGTCGCCATGTCAGTAATTCGACTGCCGGCCGGAAATCTGGGGCCGAGTTCCGCACTGAGAAACGACAGCAGATCGTTGACATAGTAGGTCTGCTTTTCGCTATCCGGCGCTCGAAACAGATGGACGACGATCACAGGTAGAACCTCATATTCTTGTACATCGACGTGAATGCATCTACGGGTAAGAACTGGCAGCCTGCTTCATTGATATGAAGAAGACGGCGCCTGTAGCACACTCCCATATGAGTCTTTCCGTCCAATGTTTCCATCAAACTTATCGAGGGCTGCTCCGTAGGTTCGGAGTATTTCCTAAAGCCGCGGAATAGCTCGGTCAGACATTGATCTTCAATCGCCGCTTCTCGCACGCCTTGAAGCCTACGGTCTCCAGTCAAGTGAGCCCAGCACTCGCCAGCAAAATGCAGGCAGTTATAGGTCTTGCGGTCGAACTCCCTCGAGAGCAAAGTGTCAATGCTCACAAGAACCCCAGCAACATTGGAAAAACGTCGGATCGGTACAGAATTCCGGTTTTGTTGGCATTGGCTTCTGGTGCCATCGCATTGAACTTCGCACCGTCTTCGCTGCGAGCTATCTGCCTTGCCTGCAACGACACGGGCCCGAACATGGGTGACTCCAGATTGTCGGTCCGGTAAGCCCGGTACTTCACAACTGGCGGATTTGTTCGCAAGGTCCCAGCGGTGCGAGCCCGTTGGATCTCATCGGGGAGAATTTCGCCCAGATCACCAAGAATCACGGTCAGCCCAAAATCCAGATTGGCCCTTTCCTCGAGTGGTTTCAAGCGCATCGGAACGTACTGGAAGAACGCCTGTTCACCAGTCTCCAGCCGCGCATAGAAGCCCTCCCGATAGTGAGACTGCAACCTCCACACTTGAGAAAAACTCGGCTGGCTTATTTCCAGCGTTTGCAGTTCTGCAGCGCTCTGGGGGGCTCCGAAGAAGAAGTCGACGTAATCTTCCGGCTGGTCAGGCATGGGGAAGGTCCTCGTTGACCAGCTTGGCCAGAAGATTCAAGATTTCGCGAGCCGCGGGGATGCTTCCATAGATGGCGAGCATCATGACCAAAGATGCCCAATAGTCCAGGTCGATATCGTCGAACTCTAGTTTCGACAGCACTTCCAAAGATGCGGCCACGGTGAAAACCGATGCGGTCTTAGAGACCAAACGAACGCTCCTTGGCACGAAATTTGCCTCGTACTCGACTATTTCGTGAGACTCCAGAGGTAGATCAATCAAAAACGGCACACCACCAGACCGACGCTGATTCCGCACGAAACCCATAAAGGCTGAGTATTCTTCGCCTTTCAGCACCCAATTGGCCGTCACTGTGTCCGAGTTCGCCATTACGCCAGCCCGGTACCGCCCAGATCCGCCGTCCAATTGGACACGCAGAGTTCCGTCTCCGAAATCGGCGGCGTACCCAGCCTGCGCAGGGCAGAATGGCATTTTGAATTTTTCGTTTGCCATATCTACCTGCGACGTTCTGCAGTTGTGCTGCGTGCTAGTTGACGCGACGACCGGCTGCTAGGGTTGGCAATCTCGCGCTGCATGACAGCGGGTGTATCGGTCGCTACAACTTGGCGCGCAATCATGTACATCTCATTCTGGCGAGCCTCGACAACCTCTATGTCCACCCCTCGGGTTTCAATGGTTAGATTCATGCCGCCCGCTCCCATGCTGGGAGGTTCGACTTCGCCGCCCACGTAGCCTCCTTCAGCGTAACCATTCAGGCGGTCTAGAAATCCACGGCCAAGTCGTTTCGTTGCGTCAGCGTTGATCACGTACTCCCCACGGTGTACAACGCCAGCGAGGTCGTACTTGCCACCAGCGCCCGTGTATCCGCCATCTGCAAGGAACATCAAGCCATCACCCGCGCCAGCGACGTCCGCCGCGGTAGCTGAGCCAAGGCCGCCGCTAAACCCGGCCGATACCCCTTTGAACAGCGCGCCGAAGATCCCACCGATACCACCACCAGAGTCAAAGTCTCCAAACAGCTTCTTTGCAATCTGAGCCGCGAGAGCGTCAGCGGCCATCTTCTGCAGCATCTGGAGGAAGGCTGTACCGATATTCTTGAAATTGCCCTGCATGATCTCGTACAGGCCATCTCCAAGAGAGTTCTGGATTCCCCTGGCCGCCTCCTTGGCGAATTCCCCCATTTCTCCTGTGTCTTTCTCGAACTCCTGATTCAAGCGATCAACCGCGTCCGCAAACTGGTCGGCGTTCACCCAGCCTTTCTCAAGGGCGTCAGACAGTAGGGTGAGCTGCGCTATGTATTGGTCGGTCTTGGCCTTCTCCGGGTACAGGCTGTCCATGAGCTTGGCGAACTCATCCGCCTGCTTCCTGGATTCCTCATATGCCTGGGTTTGCTCCTTTATCAGGTCTAGGACCTGGGCAGATGCCAATGCCTCGTCCCGCTGCCTCTCGGTGCGGAACGTCACGCTCCCTATGCTGATTTGCGCCAGGAGCTTTTCGTACTCAGTTTCCTTACCAATCAAAGCGATGCGTTGGTTCATCTGGTCGATCAGCTTTTGGCCCTGATCAACCCGCTCCTTCGCTTGCCGGCTTGAGCCACCGCCGGATCCTTGCACCCTGATAGGTGCCAGGGTTGGAGCGTCTGCTCCAGTCTCACCGGCTCCCATGTAGGCCGCGAATACATCGCGCTCCTGGGCGTTGGCCTTCCTGTCCGAAAAATCGATCCTGTTCTGCAGCTGACGACGCCGAGCCGCGATATCGATACCCTGATTCTGTTCCTCTCCGGCTAGCACCCGCTTCTCAAAGGCGTCAAGCTCTTCTAGCTCCTTGCGGTACTTGGCAGCATTCTCCGCATGGCTATTGAAGGGGTTCATCAAACCATAGGTAGCCAGCGCGTCGGTAAAGCTTCCTGCAGCCCGCATCCCTTCGGCGAAATCGCCCGCCATGGTGACCAGCGAACGGGAGATTTCGGCCAGCCAGCCAACAAAATCCGCGAATGCCTGCTTCGCCTCCGGGGAGCCGAGAACATCCGTCAGATCATTGATGCTTGCCGTCAGTCCACTAACGCTACCGTCATCCCCCGTCATCAGATCGTCAATCTGGTTCTGAAGCGCTTGGAGTGCACCGCCGAGGGTGCCCCGAGCCGCCTCAGCAGCGCCACCGTAAGCCGACTCCAGGGCGCTGAGGATGATCCCTTGGGCCTCTGCCGTCTTACCGGTCTTTTCTAGCTGTTCAACCAGCTTCTTCTGATCCTCAGTGAAGCGGAAGCCCTGCTTCGACAGTGCAGTCAACCCTTGGCTGGGCACATCCAGCGCCTTGCCGATTGTCTCGGCCGACTGTTCGACAGAGGTCCCGAGGCGGGCAGACATGTCGATGACGGCCTGCATAGCCCGAGGGAACTCTTCGCCCACCACCCCTGTATAGGAGAGCAGCCGAGTCTGAGCCTGATTGATATCGCCCTCGCTGAACACACTGGCGTTGGAAAGTCCCGTCGCCATCTTGTTCAGTTGGTCAAGCGAATACCCTGCCGCCTGCCCCGTCGACCTCAGGACCGCCGCCAGTTGGGCCTGCTCATTCTGGGCGTTCTTCGTCTCCTGAATAAACTTGCTGAAGACCGAGCCAACGCCAATGCCCAGAACGGCACCGGAAAGCAAACCGGCAAACGCCCTATTGATACCCTCTGCCGCTGACTGAGCTTGACGCTCAATCTCCTTGAAGTTCTTTTGGGCCGCCCGGGACGCCCGCTGAGCGTCGGTTTCGAACGAACCGGTCTTCATCAGGAGGTCGACGACAATACTTCCTGCCGTTGCCATTACCTATCTCCCGGCCCAAAGCCTAAAGCCTTCATCGTTCTGAGGTCCGCATCAGTAGAATCGGTGACCAGTGGTCGGCCGAGCCATTCGGTCTTGTCGTTGATATCGCCGGTAGACGACATGGCTTGGGCAATCAACGCCGCCGGCCGGTAGTGAAGGTGCATGGGGTCGAATGGGAACCGCTCATAGAAATGCCTCCAGCGCTCGAATTCGCGCTGAGACATGCTCTGTTGAAGCTCTGCAACCGTTCTCCCACCGAGGCTCAACGCCAAGGTGAACCACAGCCATTCTTCACTTCCGGCCTCTATGCGTTTTTTTCGCCTTCACCCTCTTTCTTGACGCCGTTGACCTCCATCACCTTCGCGAAGATCGCCTGCATGACCTCCGGCTTCAGTTCGCACGCGCGCTCGAAAGTGATCGCCTCGGAGCCGTCCGCCTCGCATAGACTGGCGGAAATCAGGATTGCCATCCCGACTGCCTTTTCTTTCAGGTCCTTGGACCGAATCGCCAGGGCATACTGGGTGAAGGCCGCACCGGAATACTCTTTGAAGTAAAGCCGGTGCTTCTTCCCATCGGACAGCTCGACGTCTCTGGGCTGCACACCACCAGATATGAAGAAAGAAGAATCGAGCATGCTCAAGCCTTCCAGGTCGGAATCACGCGGCCCGAACGCTGCAGAGTCAGCGTCCCCTTCACCACGTCATTCGAGGCGATGTCGATGTTCACGTCTGCGATGTAGGCGTAGAACATGAAGGAGGTGCGGTCGACGGGCGGCTGGATGCTGTCCGCCGAGTTGAGCGTCGGCGCAGCAGTGCCGTCCGACAGGCAGGCGATCCATTCCAGGGTGTCGCCTTCATCCTTCAGGGCAAACAGTTCCTGATGGCTGACTGCCGTCGGCTTCAGGATGAACGGCACCGAAACCTGGCCCGGGTTGCCAAGCCCGCGGACAAAACTGCGGTCCACGGTCTCGCTCAGGCAGGTGTCATCGATCTGGTCGGCGGGACCGCCCAAACCGCTGATGCCGGTGGGGCATTCCATCAAGACGAGGGTCGCGCCGCCAGAGTCCACCATACGCAGGTAGAGGGCGGTGCCTTGGCTCTTAACGCTTCCATTGCTCATTGCTGGCTCCAAAACAAAAAGCCCGCTCAAGGCGGGCTGTGTGAAATTAGATAGGGATTTATCGGCTGGAGTTGATGAAATCGGCCTGCAGGCCAATGCGGTACAGCTTGGTATCGGGATCGCGATGGTTGATGACAAGGCGATTCGAGAATCCAGCGGCGTCGATCGCATCGCGCACGGCCGCGGCCAGCGTCTCAACCTGGATATCGTCCATAGACCAGCAGTCGATCTGGACGCTGTCGAAGTCTCCGCACGGAAGGCCGCTGATCTGGTCGTAAGGCTGGCCGGTAACTTCAAACCACGTGACGTACGGCTTAGCCGTATCCTGCGGTGCGGCGCCGTGCCGGAAGATTCGAACTGGAGTCCCGCCGACAATGGCAAGCACTGCTGGCGTCTTTAGGACGGGGAATACCTTGGGAAGCATGGCTTACCTCGTTCCCTTCTTAGCCAAGTCGGACACAGTCTTGTCTATCCGCTTCTTCAGGTCTTCAGTGATAACGTTGATTGCGCGCTCGCCGTGCTGAATAACCGCTGGGCGCAGCCAAGGCCGCGCCGGTTGATGCTCAGATCCGTACTCCATCAACTGCGCCGACTTTCGGACAGTCGGGATCCCTCCCCTCGACTCCGGCTTTCTCCCCGGATACGCTTTGCGGCGAACCCGCACCAAGTAGCGTTCCCCCTTTCCCTCGGCCGGCGGCTTCCCGCGGCTAGAGATCACGTTCTGAAGCAAGAGACCTGTTGATTCGTCACCGTTCTCCGCAATGGCCGCTCGCAAATTCTGGCGCGCAGCGTCACGAATCAGCCGGGCGCCCTTGGCTAACGCCAACTTCACAGGGCCGCCACGCTTCGATACGACTTCCGGCGGAAGGCTTTTCAGCAGATCCAGCACGCCATCAACACCCGATAGCTTGACCTCGACCTTCATTCGACCCTCATGAAGGCATAGCTGCGGATCCCTTCACGCCCAAGCTCGGTCTCGGCATCGTTGTATTCCATGCAGGCGAAACCTTGCGCCTTCATCCAGTCCACCAGACCACGATGGCTGAAGTACCAGATATGCTCACCCGGCTTGTAATGGCGGCTGCCAGGCACGCTATCGCCTTCATCGAAGATGGGGATAGCGATGAACGCCCATTCACGGACCTGAGCCAGTAACGCAGCAGGATCCGGGATGTGCTCCAGGCTGTCCCAGCACGTGATCGCGTCAACCGGCCGCAAATAGGGATCGCAGAACGCCTCGCGCTGACGCAGCCATTCGTTGGCTTCGGCATTGACGTCGTAGCCCTGTGCCGCCGCATACTCGACGAACCGACCGCCACCGATCCCGATATCAACGACCTGGCCGGCGTAGTGCCGACGAACCAGCGCCAGGCGAGCTTCGGTCAGCAATTCGCCCATTGGCGAGGCGTCACGCAGGCGGAACGCCTCCCAGTAGCTCGTCGTGTAGTCCATGGCGGGGCGGGGATGAAACCCCATGCCCCGCTCAGGCCACCAGATCAGGAAGTCTTCGTAGCCAGTCGGCAAAGTCACTCGCATGGTTCTTGATTCGCTTGTCGCAGTTGTGCTGTTTATGCCGGCAACGGCAAAAGTTGTCCGGGACCGCGAACCGAATTCGGCTCAGGTCCATGTATTTCTCGTCTGTGATCAGTTCCGGGGCGTTAAATCCGCCCTGTCCCCCGCATATGACCCACGCGGGAACCTTCATCGCTATGGAGGCCGGTAGAATCCAACCGATCCCGCCAATAACCGCCGCGGAGTTCCGCACCAGAGCCATTAGCTGGCGCACGTTGAGCTCTCCCGCGTGATACACCTCGTCCGCTGGCGGCAACTTCCCCACCGCCCACTCTTTTCCAGGCTCCAGGTCCGCTACCGAGACCACCCGGTAGCCCGCAGATCGCGCCATCTCGGCCGCCTCAGCTATGTACATCGTCAGCGGGTTACGCGCTTCCGCGACCCACTCTGCCCGCACCGTCGCAGGCCGGACCACGATGTACTGCCCTGCAATTGGTGACGGGCCGAAATCAGGCAGATCGAACGACCCAGGCGCCACGCCAAAGCATCGACGCATCCCGGTCACAATCCCCGCCGTGCCGTACTGCACCGTTACTACCGAATCCCGGGGCGGCTTCTCCCAGCGAGATTCCTGCTGCAGCGCCATGTTCTTGGCTTGCGTCCGTAGCGGCGTCTCGGCTTTGACGAATTTCACCCCCGGAAGGTCTTCGTACAGCTCTGGCCAAGGCGTTTCTAGGTAAACAGGCCCCTGCAAGCGCTTCACAAAAGCCCGCTGGTAGATGTTGTCTCCCAGCCCCTTCATGCCCCGTACTATCAAGCTGCCTCCATGGGGAAGCAGTCCAACGCCGACCCAGGTGTACAGTTCACAACCTCGACGCTTGCGTTGGCACGAGCCCACTCCCGGAACTGCTGCAGGTGTACCGCTCGCCGATGAGGCTTCGTGTTGACCAGCCCGTTGGTGTACTCGCCGAAGTAATGCGACCCGTGCATGTCGAATCCGTACAGCCGGATCCCGGTAGCGCCCAGATTCACCGCCACCTGCAGCGCCAGCACCCCGCTCGCCCACTGCGTGTTGCCCGGGCGGCAGCGCTCAACGCCGGGAAACTCGCTGCTGGAAAATCTGCGCCCCGCAAAGCTCATTGCCTCAGGGTAAGCGCGCCACCACGCGCGATCATTCGCGGCCAGGAAGTCAGCCCACGGCGCCAGCTCAAACACATTGCTGACCACCCCGACGCGCTCACCGCGCATGGATTCGGCCAGGTCAAGACTCATGCTAGGACCCGGCGCCAGCAACACAAACTCCAACTCAGCCCTCGTTTACCCCAGCCGCTACCGGCAGGGTGATGTATTCCAGGCCGCTAGCCTTGTCGGCAAGCACGCCGCGGATGTTGTAAACCGTACCACGATGGATGATTCGATCCGTGGGCTGGATGTCACAGGTGCGGATCGTGATGCGCGCCGTCACTTCCGACTGGCCCGCCGCCGACTGCACAAACTCACGAGCAGACAGCGGCTCGACAGCTGCCCATACCTTGGCGATTTCCGCCCACGTCTCAACCATGGCGCCGGTCGTCTCGTCCTGCACGTACGAAACGCGCTCAATCGAGACTCGGTGGCGAAGGCGGCCGGCTTCCAGGCTCATCGAACCGTACTCTTGCGCAGACCCGACAGAAGGCTGGTAGCTCCAGCGCCTAGAACATAACCATGCCCCCAATGCGCCGGAACCGCACCTGCGTCCGATCCATCCCGATACCGGTACTGTTGGGCAAGCTCCACGAGAACCGCCGCCTTTACCGCATAGCTGGGCAGAGGGTCACCGTTGGAATCCTCGGCAGGAATAGGGTTACCGGCGCTGTCGACGTCCCCGGAAGGCTCATAAGCACGCCACGAATCCTTCAACCAGGAGAAAACTGCGTTCTCGACGGCGGGGATCCAAGTAGCAAACCACGGGTCGTCGTCCGGCGAGTCAACCCGCAGATGCATACGAGCTTCCTCCACGCTCACGAGACTCATGCTTGGTCCTTCAGTTTGATCGGCTCTGCGGGGCCGGTAGTGACCTTGCGCACAATAGACTCCCCGTCACGACCCTTGCGGGCAAGGAGACGCCAATCTTCCTTATAGTCGTGGCCGGGCCGCTCCTTGGTATCCTTCAACGCGATCCAGGCACTACCATCGTGGGTGACAATGTCGCCCTTCTGAATGGGCATTCCGTCCCGGTAGTAGCCGCGGTCAAGAGGGATAGGCAGGTGCTTGGTGATCGATCCTGATTTGCCATGAATCGTCAGCGTTCGCTCACCGTCGTAATCAAACGAAGTCTCGGTGAAGTCAGCTCCGTTGCTGCCAACCACGACGCCCAATGACTTGACCTCTCCGTTGGACAGGGTCAATAGCAAGCAGCCGTCGCGGTCAATCATCGCACCAGCAACGCCCACGCCGGGCTTCGGCTCGGGCAGATCCTTCAGGGCCTGTTCAACGCGCCGCTGGGCTTCATCGCTTATCGCCTTTATGGCCTCGTCAACTAGGGGCTGAACGTCCTTCAATGTCACACTTTTGCCGTCTTCGGGCTGCCGCAGTTCACCGACCGCCTTAAGCAACGAGTCTCGCGCGGCCTCCGCTGAACGCAGAGGCTCGGCTATAGCTTCATCTGCTTCCTTTCGAATCTGCTGGACTGCTGCGTCCAGAACCGGGCGAACGTCTTCCAAAGTCACGCTTTTCCCCGGGGTGGGAGCTGGTAGTTCCTTCACCGCATCTGCTACTAGGCCTTTTATCGACTTTTCAAGGCTCGATTCAGCCAGTTGCTCCTTAAGCCGGGCAACTTCTTCCCGCAGTGGCTCAACCGCCGCCCGGATAGCGTCGCCCATCGCGCGGCCGAACAATTCAGGGTCAAACGACATAGGTAGGCTCCAGGGCTTTCTTCATTGCGGCGATAGCCTTGTGGGTACCTGCAAAGGCGCGCAATTCCTCTAAATCGGGGTCCGGCGCAGCTGCAGGAGCGGGAGTAGCCGCGGGCTGCATAGCGGGGTCCCACTCCTTACGGTCAGCGAGCATGCCCAGCGGATAGTCCTGGTTCTGACCCCACAGCGTGTCACCGCCAGCAGTCGGCGCCAGATTGAACGGTCGACGGCCCTCGTCAGGCGTCTTGATCATTCCGCCGACCAGCTTCGTGTTGATCTCGGCCTTCTTGGCTTCATCCATCCGCAACAGCGGCTCCGTATCCAACTCAATTCCCAGCGGGCGGATAACCTTCAGGCCATCGTCCAGCAGATCTTCCATGTGCTGAATGGGAGCCTGCAGCGCATCGCTGTAGTACATGAGGTTTACGCCGTCGACGCCAAGCCCGGACGGGATCGTTCCAATCCCAACCTTGAACGGCGGAATCCCGAATGGCTGGCAGATCTGTTCGTCGCTGTAGCGCATCTGCTCAATCATCTGAGAGTCGATGCTCTTCATGGCAAACGGAGTGAACTTCATGTCGGCGCCGATGATGGCCACCTTGCCCGACTTCCCTTCCGAGAATTCCTTGTTCCAGTAATCCTGCACAGCTTTTGCGTCGTCTTCTGACATGCCAGCCGGTGCAGTCAGAAGCCCCCCGGGCTGCGCATTGTTTGCGAAGAATTCGGTTGCCGAACGCATGATCTTCATGTTCTTCAGCGCTGGCCAATGAGCCGCGGCGAGTGGCGGGACACCGATCAAAGGATGGTGAACCGTCATGCAGCGGTCGTGAATGATCTCGCTCGCGGGAACAATCAGATTCTCAGCCGGGTAGCCCTCAGGCAGTCTGTTCAGCTTGTCGGTCTGCAGCTGGTAGAACACCGCGCCCGAATCTGACACCATCGGCAGCACGCGCTCAGGATCCAGCACGTACAGTTGCGTCACCACGTTACGTTCATCACGGCGCTTCAGGATGTAGGCATTCCCCTGCGTCAGCTTCGTGATAATCCAGTACTCGCGGAACTGGGCCGGTGTCTGAAAGCCGTTAGGCTTGCGAAGCACCGGGTCATATGCCGGATTGGATACCTCGGTCCACACACCGTTAGCGTCACGGCTGCGCAGAGAAAATGGCAGCTTCCCGATGTCCGACGAGATGCGGTAGATGCATGCGTACAGCGTCGGGTAGGTGATCAGGTCGCCCTGCTTTTCCTCCATGTTGCGCTGCCAAGCGCCAGCAAAAGGCTCGCTGATGATCCGCCACGCATTGCGCCACGTTCCGCCAACGGTCTCCATCGCCTTCTGTCGCCCGAAGGTGAACCCGAAGATCTTCACTCGGCGGCCTCTCGCAGGGCAGCGCGTACCTTGTCCGCACCGGCCTTGTGATGCACCTTTACGCCTCGCTCACGGGCGAGCGCGTGCAGGGCTTCACCATCCATGGCGTCCAGGTCTACGTCCTCGTTCGGGACAGCAGCGACCGCAACGACCACGGGACGGTCTGCCGCCATGTCTCGGGTTAGGTAGGTGCCCTTCCCCAGACGCTGCAACAGTTCGGCATCGCGAGCAGACAGCATCCGTTCACGCCCGCTTTTGTAGGTGAAGGTCACTTTTTGCATGTCAGTCCTTTCGTCTTGCAGAAGGGGCCTCCCTTCGGAAGCCCCTTGAACCTGACGGCTGATTAGGCGCAGGGGTTCCAGTTCGCGTTCGCCCAGACGACCGCTTGCGGGCGGCGCTTGGCGAAGTTGATGAAGCGTTCGACCAGGAAGGCCACGCTGTTGGTCTGGAACATCGACACCACCTGAGCCGCAGTGGGCGTGGTGCTGTTCATGGTCGGCGCGTCGTCCATCACCAGGGAAGCCTGGTCCGACATCGACACCTGCACACCGCCTTCGTCACCGAGGAAGATCTCGTCGCCCTTGATCAGCATCACTACCGAACCGCTCGAATCGGTCGGGATGTACTGGGACGTGAAGACCGGCAGGCCCATGAAAGTGCCGCCCGTGGGAGTGACACCCGGGAAGGCAGGGGCGCCCATGGCGTTGACCGCCGACGACAGGTCGATGGCGACGGTTTCGGGCATGACCCAGAATGCACCAGCCACGCTCAGGTTGTCGCCGACCAGCTCCTTCAGCATCGCGGCGGCGTCGCAACGGATGCCTTCGACGCTGCCGTCACCGGTCAGGGTCAGGGGCGTCACGCCGTTACGGATGCCGGCCGGAGTGGAACCAGCCACGGCCGCCGAGGCGCTGACGAACGTCCCGTCGATTGCGGCGTTGACCGAGCGGGCCAGTTCGTCACGAATCAGCGCGTCCGCAGCCACCGAAGCGCGATTCAGCAGTTCCTTCGTGGCGGCAGCGATTGCAGCAACCTTCAGGGGCTCCAACTTGGTCTTCGTGTAGGTCCACTGCGTCAGCGGTTTCGCAGCGCCTTCAGCAGTCCATTTGGCCGCGCCGGCGGAACCCTGGATCATGACCGGGGTGTCGAACGGCAGGCGGCGCAGGCGGTCGCTGATCTGGCCGACAACCGAACGGGCACGCAGGTATTCCACGAAGTCGGCGAAGTAACCGCCACCTTCGAGGATCAAATTGCCAGCCCAAGTGGCGTTGCCACTGTTGGCAGCGGGAACCGCGGCCTTCGTGAACGACTTGACCAGGGCTTCGTCGTCCGGATAGATCGACTTGGCGATCTGCGCGGGGTCCATGTGCTCGATGTGGGCGATAGCCTTTACACGGGCCACACGGGCAAAGCCCATGCCGGGTTCCAGCTTTTCCGTATTCTTCACCTGCACGGCCAGTCGGTCAGCACCGCCAACGGCGATCTTTTCCGACTTCTCCTTGCCATCGATGGGCTTCGCGGACGCTTTGTCAGCTTTCTCGATGTCGGCCAGGCGCGAGTAGCGGGCGATGTCATCGTCCAGGCGCTTGATCTCGCCTTGCAGCGTGTCGAACTGCTCGGCCTCGCCAGAATCCATGGAGCGCGATTCGTCGGCAGCCTTGCGGGCAATGGATTTCGATTCTTCGACCTTGGCAATACGGGTGGCCTGCAGGTCAGCAACTTGCTCAGCAAACGTCTTCATGACGTCTCCTTCAAATGAAAAAACCGCCACTTGGGCGGTTCAGATGTCAGAAAGCCGCCTCGCGGGCGGCTCGTTTAGGGCTGATCAGTGCGGCCGGCGTGCAACGGCAGGCGGCGGATCAAAAGTTAGGCGCGGACCAATCGGACGGCGCCGTTGAGATTTGCGGATTGCTCAGTGCTCTTGATGAGAGTCACCGGCCGGTTAGTCAGAATGCGGCGATCCAAGGACTTGATGGCCTGGATCGTTGCAGAGGCGTTGGCTGGCACCGTCACGGCGCTCAGTTCATAGATTTCGTATTCGCGAAAACGGATGCCGCCTTCGCTCATGTAGTCAAAGGCGGTCGGATTAAAGCCAATGGACGTCCCTTTCACCAATCGCGCCTTGATGGCTTGCCACGCCATGTCAACGATGTCCTTCAGTGGTCCCGGTTCAGCGATCCTTGCGACGCTCGCCACAAAGCCGATACCGGACTTCGTCGGCGCGCTTAGCCTCGCCTCGCCAATGGGCATATCGTGGCGATGCTGCCAAAGCAGAGGGATCACCGGCGCGAACTTGGCTCCCAGCGGCTCAACAATGTCTCCGCTGCGATCCGGCTCTGGCGTCGTCGCAACACCCGAGATCTCGCGCTTTTCCTCGTCGATTGCCTTGATTTCCAGCAGGCTATAGGCTCGGTTCGTCATGTTTTGGATTCCTCCATCTTTGCGAGACGAGCCTTAGCCTTCTCGCACATCCTCGTCATGCCGCGTCGGCACAGCCACGCGACCAGTTTCCGTTGTCGGTTGATGCAGCCTTGGCACATGTCAGCCTGCCGTTGCCAAAATAAGTCGTCGGGTTGGCGCCTGCTCTTGAGGCATCGCCGCCACCGCCATGGCCAGCGAAACCATGCCGTCAATCCTGCCAGACGATTTCGCCTTCGTGAACTTCCGATTTCCTGCCGGGTCCTGCACGATTGCAGCGTTCATCGCGCACATGGTCAGCACCGGGTGCTCGCCGTGCTTCAGCTTGGCACCCAGCAGCCGGGCTTCCAGCTCGCGCAGCGCCGGGCTCATGGACATGAAACCCTGGCCAAACTCTACGAACTTCGCCAGCTCTTCTTCCGTGAACCCCACCCGGACAAGCCAGGGCTTCAGGAACCGCATCATGGCTCGGTCAAAAGCCAGGGCCACGACGTTGCAGGTGTCGAACACCTTGCGCAGTTCGTGAGCGATGAACTCGTATTCAATCGCCCGGCCCGGCGTGGTCAACAGCAACCCCTGATCGGCCCACACGTCGTATGGCACCCGGTCGTTGCGGGACTTCTCCGCTAACCCTTCCTCGGGCAGCCAGAATCGCGGGTGGACGTCACCCTCATCCGAAACCAGCACCAAGGCCGTCAAGTCCGACACGCTGGACAAATCCAACCCGCCGTACACCGTCTTACCTTCCAACGGCTCCGGCTGCGCGCCGTTCTCTTCCCAGATCGCCCGGGACACAAACGGGTTGTGCGCCTCCACCCGCTGATTCAAGATCAAGTTCCGGTAGGAGTTCTCCCGGCTGGGCATGCGCTTGGCGTCTGCCGCCTGGCGCCGTACCTCGTCCTGATTCATAAAGTCGTCAAAGTGCGGGTTCGCCGCTCTGATCGCTTCGTCTGAAAACGGCTCCAAGTCCATCGGCGCCGTGTGCAGAACCACCTTCTGCCGCGGATCCGCACCGGTCAGGGCATCGTCGATCAGCAGACTAAGCAAGTCTGCGTCGGTCGGCGCCTGCGTGCTGATCACTATCGACAGTGGCGAGTCCTGCGCAGCGCTTGCAGTCTCCAACGCCTCGTACAGCTCAAACCTAGGGCCGCGCACCTGGCCCAACTCGTCATGAATCGTGAAAGCCGGACTCAGCCCGTAGGCGGTGCTGGCCTCAGCCGACAGTGCCCGATACAGCGTTCCCATCTCCGTACAAAACAACTGCTTGGCCGTGTCCCGGATCAGCACGTATTCCGACAGGTCCGGCGACATGCGTACAACCTTGGCCGCCAGGGCAAACAGGATGGCCGCCTGCTCCCGGGACTGCGCTGCGCTGTAAAGCTGGCTATTCGGCTTCGCTTCTGGTCCGCACAGGTGCAGCAGCAGGAGAAAGGCCGACAGCGCCGTCTTGGCGTTCTTCCGAGCCATGCTCAGGATGAACAGCCGGGTCGGGCTGTCGTAAATCTGTTTGATCCAGCCGCGCTGGTGCTTGGTCAGCTTGACGGGCTTGCCTACCAGCTTGCCTTCTGGGATCCGGCAATACTGCTCGATCCACGCGATGTTGCGGTCACCCCGCGTCAGGCGTCGACCAGTTCCCAAGGTTTCCTAGCCTTCGCCTTGTTTCCGCCGCGCCCAGCCGTCTCCGGGTGAACCACCGCTTGACGCGTAATGCGCAGACGCGTGGCCAGCGAAGACGCCGCCCGCCCTTCCCGCTCCTGCATCGCCAGCAGCCGGTCATAGCGCTTCAGGCCGTCATCATCGGCCAACCAAGCGCGATCAAAATTCATGATCTCGTCAGCGATCAAGCGGGCCTGGACAATGTGCCGACAGTACTGTTCCAGCAGGGGGATGTGCGTGGGTGAGAAGGCAGATGCGGGCTGGTCATTGACCAGTTCCATCCATACTGCTCGCTCTGCGTCCGTAATGTGCGCTGGTGCAGTCAGGCGTGTTTCGCTCGAAATGGACGCAACTAGGGCCGGGGCCAGGACTTCCGCCTCCGACCTCCTACCGCGTGCACCCATTTCGTTGCCTATCCGTTTGAGCTTTTTTCTACGTGTTTATGAAAAGGAAGTTGAGCGGCCGGTCTTGGTTTCTGAGCCCGTCCCCGATTTGGACCAGCCCCCCCCAGAGTCATGCGCCCAGCCCCAGGCCTATCTGCCCCAGGGAGCGTGCACCTTTGGCCAGGTTGCAGCGCCTACATGCACAAGCGACGTTCCCCCATGTGTGAGAGCCGCCGTCTGCAAGGGTCACGATGTGGTCAAGCTCAGGAGCCTGCATCTGGCTTGTCCCTCGCAATCCTTGCGGCGTCTTCTCTCCACACAGATGGCACTTCCACTTGTCCCTTTCAAACACTTTGATTGGGTCGATGGTCTCGGCCAGGATTGCTACCCTAGCCCTGCGTACCGTCTTGTATCGCTTCTTGGCCGCCCGACGTGCCCTCTTCCAGGATTCGGTCTGCTTGTACCTGGCTCTCGACCTTGACGCCCGGGCTTCCCGACATTCATCGCTGCACACCGATTGCCGCAACTCAGCGATAAAGCCCGTACCGCATTCGGGACATACCCGCTGGCGTGTAGCGAGCCATGCTTCTCTCTTCGCCTTAGCCGCGGCAGCCACCCTATCCGCCTTCCTTGCTCTTGCACCAAGCGCCTTGAGGGCCGTCGCCTCACGGGAGACCATAGACGCTCTAGCGAAAGAGCAGGCCCGGGAGCAGTACTTTCCAGCGTCCTTCGCACCACCACGCACTCGCCGGTACTTCTCTGTGAAGCAGTGCTGGCATACGACCAGCTTTGGCTTGTGCGGGGTACGCTGCCTCACACGTTCAGGCTTGCATCCCACCGAGCAGTACTTCCTGGGGTGGTTGCTTACCTTCCCTGTCTTGGTCAGATTCGGGAAGATTGCACCTGCACAACCCCGGCACCTATAATTCAACTCAGCCAAGGCCAACTCCTATCGTTGGTTCAAAGCAAGAAGCCCCTGCACCGCGCTAACGGTCAGGGGCTTCGTCATTCAGTACTCTTAGCTCTCTATCGGGTAGCCATCCGTACCTATCTGGACTATTCGCCGTCCAGACTTTTCCATTCGTTGCTTGTCAGAGTTATGGTGATTGGCGCATAGACTCTGAAAAGGGCCGTTCCAGAACTTCTCCGGATCGCCCTTGTGTGCCTCGATGTGATCGCACACGTTTGCCTCTGTCACCCTTCCCTCTGCTTGGCACATCACACAGAGGGGATTCGCTCTTAGGTGTCGCTCCCTTAGCTTCTGCCAGCGCCAGGTCTTGTACCAAGCGCTCCAGGGTTGGCTACTCATAGCGGCTGTGATTCGTCCCGCTCGCCGCCTACTTCCTCGCCGTCTAGCGTTAGTTCGCGTTGCTCGGTCTCTTCGCCGACATCTGCCAGAGCTTCTAGCAGGGCGTCGAGCTTGGCTTCTATGCGGTCTAGCTGCGTGGGCTCAGCAGGTTCACACCATCCGCCGTTAGCCCGACGCTCCTGATCACGCTTCAGGCTGCCTGGGTATCCGCGACGGTCTTGCACCATCTGGACCATTTCGATTACGCAGACGGGCGGATATCGTCGAAGACCAGGCCGTCCCAGCCTTCCACGTAATCCCAGCCTTCTTGAGCAATTGCCCAAGGCCGCACGTCTTTCGGTCGTCTGTCCATCTCGGCTGCTCCAAAGCAAAAGCCCCGGCGGGTGCCGAGGCTTCGTTTCCTATGGACGAGCGCCGTCCACTTGGAGTGCATCATAGTGAGCGCGGTCCACGTATGCAAGCCCCTACGCAATCACCTTGATCATGTCTCGCTTGCGCAACATTGGCAGAAGCGCATCCTTGGCCTGCTGGTAGCGCAGGTGCTGTTCCTCGGGGCTGCAGCGGGGGTTGCGGAATACCTGATTCGGCACGTCCTTGTTGCGCAGGCTGATCCCCACAGCGGCGCGCAGCTCAACCGGCAGCGTACTCAGGCAGACATCCACCTGTTCCGCCACATACCGGTTCAGCTTCGCGTCGGTGTCGTCGTCATCCCCGTAGGCGTCCAGATCGGACACGCCTTGGAATCCAGGAGCCACCCGGCTATGCCCCAGATGCTCACGGTGCGCCTTGGCCCAGTGGTACCAGGTCATGAGCAGTTCTTCCAGTTGTTCGCTTTCGTCTTTCGTCATGTGGTCCTCGCTGAATAGCTGCTCCAATTCTTGTCTTGCTATCTCTTGCCGGGTCAGTCGCGGCCTCTGCGGTCTCCGGCGCATCTCCTGAAGCCGCTCGCAGACCTTGGCCGGGTCTCCCATTTGCCATTTCATAAGGTGGCTCATGGCACTGGGTTCCTTTGCTCGAGCATCCGGGAGAACTCTTCCCGCCGATGCTGAAATTCGTCGTCAGTGATTGCTGGCTCGTAGATGGCCGCGACTATCGCAGCTCGCGCTGCAGCCCCTCTTAACGCAACTGACCGGGACAACTCACTATCCGCAGAGGCCCCGATTAGCTTTAGATGAGCCTGCGCTTCTACAGCGCCGCAAACCTCATCAAGAAGCGCCTTGTATGTTTCTCGATTCGGGGTTCTGGCTAAGGAGCAGTACTCCTTGGTCATTAGCCGATACGCAGCTCTTTCTTCCTCCAATTGCCCGCTGAGTCGCTCAAACTCTTGCTTTGCGGCGCGGTAGTCATGGAAGTGGGCAACGTTCTTAGCGATTTCCTCTGCTTGCTTCTTCGCGGATAAAAGCGCCCCTTCCTCAAGAAGTACGGCGGGCTCCTTCCTCGCGCTTCGGAACCATTTAGCCCAGAACTTCATTACGCAAACTCCGGGCTGTACTGCACTCTGCTGGTCATGCTCAGCGGGGTCGGCATACGCATTGCCTGCAACCGAGCCGCGGCGAACTTCATGGTGTTGTCCAGCGTGTAAGGTTGGCCGCTGCCGAATGCCAACCGGCCAGGAACCACTTCAGCCGGCTTGATTGCCATCCAAGCCCGGATCAACACCATCGGATCCTCGGAGTCGAGTCCTGGCTCAATCTGCCGGATGGCGGCAGCAATGCCCTCTGCGCGCCGGGCGGTCTTGTCCAGGATGACGCCGTACTCGGCCTTCAGGCGCTCAAGCGCTGCGGTGCGCATCTGCTTGTTCGCGTCTTCGATTGTTCTTGGGAGTGCCATGATTAGTCCTTGTCCTGTGGGTCAAAATCGAAATGGGGCGTCAAAATGACGCGAACAAACCCTTTCCGGTTGAAGTCCTCTGTGGACATGCTTACGCATACCGGATCGAAGCGGCTGTCATCAACGCCCAAGGCCTGCGCCATTCCGTCAAGGCCGCTTTTCATGCTGGCCAAGAGGTTGTCACAATCGCGCCTACGTGCATCCGGCGCGAAAAAGACGAGGTCCAGTCGATATGGCGTCTGCCCAAGACGCACACCAGCCTGGGCGGTAGTCCAGTAGCAGGTTTCTCGGAATGCCTTTTTTGCGCGGTAGTGAGCCATGTGGTGAATCCGCGCATTTGGGCTCAGGTCTTTACTAGGCCACGGCAGGTCAAACTGAATCGTCGGTGAGCACCCAGCCATCGGATCCAGAGCCACATCCATTTGCTTCATGCCACACCCCCAATCTGGGCCATCACCGTCGAGAACGGGTTGCCCGCACACCGGACCAGCTTCTCTTTCATCTTTCGCTTCTGCGCCCATGCGCGCTTCTTGGCGTTCCGGTCATCCTGGCTCTGCACCGCCCAGTTGGCGTCCCTTCCGTAGCCGTAGCGATAGACGGGGGTTCGCGGCCCCTTCCCTTTGGGCGGCAGCCAGTCGCAGATGTGGATCTTCCCGTCATCGCGTAGCTTGCGCAGGTTGTCGTGGACCGTTACCGGGCTGCACTTCAGATCCTCGGTTAGCTCGCGGTGCGTCATGTCGCCGCGCTCTTCCAGGGCTTCCAGGATCGATGGATAGGTGTAATTTCTCGGAGGCATCGTCAGACTCCAATGAGGTTGATTGGTTGGCAACGGCTATCGGCCACGTACTGAAGCGATTGGGGGTGGAACCAAAGAGCAATGCTTCCCTCCCATTCGCCGTGCCGGTTCTTGTCGCAGATCAGCATCGCGTCGGGGGCATTGGCGAACTTGTCAGGCAAAGGGGTTCCGGTGCGGGCACATTGGTCCAGTGCTTTTTCCTTCGCCTTGTTGCGCCACACGGTCAGGAATTGGTCGACCTGGTCAGAAATGGATCCGCTGCCCTTCGCGTCCAGCTTTCCTGGCGGCTTTTCCTCGCTCTCGCCCTTGCGCACGTGGTGGACGAGGTGAATGTGGACCTGATGATCGCGAGCCAAGGAGGTCAGCATGTCCACGAAGTCCTTTTGCGCGTTGTAGTCATCCTCGCCGCGCACGCACTTCATGAGACTGTCAATCACGACGTGCTTGATCCCAAGCCTCGAGGCGCAGTAGCGGATGACCGCGTAAACCATTTCTGGCCTCACGGTTCCCTGTTGGTCGTACAGCCACACCCTGTCCTTGAGCCATTCACCGAACTTGCGTGCCATCGCCTCGCTCGGGCGGTCATTCATGCCGGCTTGCCGAAGCATCCGCTTCAGGGTCGAGAGCGGCTTCATTTCGAAGCTGGCAATGCACAACCTCTCACCGGCTGCAGCAAACCCCAGGCACGCCATACCCAGCAACTGGCTTTTCCCGTGGCCGTTCATTCCCTGCCACACCGTAACCTCACCGGGACGGAATCGCAGGTGGTCATGGGTCTTGGCCCACGGTAGCTTTGCGCCAGTCACCGTAGTGCCGTTCCGGATGGAATCAACCAAGTCATCGGTCCAGGTGTCTGCGCTGATCACCTTGGCCTGCGGCTCCGACTCGGTCATGTAGGCCTTGAAGTCAAAGGTGTCGGGGGTGATCATTTGGACTACGTTGTTCATGCAATCTCCAGGCGGCGAATTTCGCCGTTCTCGTATCGAAGAATTCCGGTCGAATCCAGTGCACATGCCGTCACATCAGCCGGGGAAAAGTCCAGGATCCGCTTGAATAGCGCCTTCACGTGACGCCCCTCAGGGCCGGAAAGATGGACGCTCAGCCCAGCAAGAACGCGCAGGTCGACCGTCCTGAGCGCATCATCCGGAAACACGTCAATCTCGGGCAATCCACCGAGTGACATGACCATGTCCGGGTGGATAAAGACCGAGTAATCCCGCGGCTCCGTCAGGCAGACAAAGACAGCTGCCGGTCGATAGCCTCGCATCCGCAGCGCGAGTAGGGTTTCGTGGCCAATCACAGGGCACCCTCCCAGGGCTGCTCAGGCGAGCCTCCATCCGCCACCACGCCATCCTCCCAGCGCTTCTGGTTCAGGTAGGTCAACGGCGCGGGCTCAAAGCCGTCCTGCCACTGCTTCGTGCCCTTCATCGCCGCGACATGGGCAACGATTTGGTCTGCAACGGAATCGAGTTTCCGCAACCGCCACTTCTTCGCGCACTCAGCCTTTGCCGTTCGTCGCTGGGTGACTGGCCATGTCTCCCAGAACTCCTGGAATCGGTCGGCATGGTCGGCGTCAGCCGACGAGTGTTTTTCTTTATTGGTGTCTGGTGTCTGGTTAGGTTGATCGTTCGTTGCACGATTCGTTGCACGATTCGTGCTACTTTCGTTGCTCTCTCGTGCCTCTTTTCGTTTGGCTTCCCGTTCCTGGGCAATACGACGATTCGTGTCAGCTTGCTTGCCAGCCTTCTCAAGCTCCGCCTCAATCCGGCTGTGCATCAGCCCAGACTCGACAACAGTGAAGAACCTGGTCACCGCCTTCACCGCATCCTTCTCGGCCTTCGTGAAAGCTCCTGCGATTCGGCACAGGGCGCCATGGTCATCCGGCAACGGGAGTTCCGTAGCGTAGTAGTGGTGCATGAGTGCGAGATAGGCCCCTCGTTCCGTCAAGGACAAATGGCCGGTGTCACGCTGGAAGTCACCGATGTAGTGCTTGTAGAAGTTCATGCTGCCTCCAACATTCCAGCGGCCACGAGCGCGCCATCGGGAACCGTCGCGCCCTGCGACTGAATCTGCTCGATGCACCACACCAGCAGGTTCATCTGCTTGCCATAACGCGTCTCGAACATGGCCTTGTGCGGGTGGACCGCGATAGCCAGGCCGTCGTCTTGGTGGTGACTTCCGCACAGCGGCAAGACCTTCCAGTGCGCGTCAGGCTTCGTGCGACCGTCGATGTGGTGGATAGACACGTAGTCGTTAAATCGGCCATCCATGGCGCACGCAACGCAGCCGATACGGCTGGCGAGCTGGTCATGGAAGATCTTTTGAGCGGCTGATACGGGCGAGCCCTTCATGCCCTTGGACTTCATGGGCTGGCTGCGGCGGGCGATAACGCCACGTGCGCGGAAGGGAGTGCTGCGCTTGAGGGTGGAATTCCAGGTCATGCTTCCCTCCCGATAGAGGTTTGGGACCACTGGACGCCCTTCTCATCGCCCACCGAGTGCGCGAAGTTGATGAGTTCGCTCATCTTGCGAACGCCCATCTTGCTCGTGCGGCGCCCAAGCATCACGAAGCCACCGCGGATGCCTTCAGCAATGCGGTGTTCTTGATCCAGGCTGGCGGTCAGAATGTCTTTCCAGTCTTCCGGCGACAGCTTTTCCAGCTTGCCGTTGATGGACCAGTCAACCTGCTTCGACAGATCCGTCAGGATCGACCACAGCAAGTCGTTTTGATCGAGGGTCCGGGTGCGCTCCTTGATCTCCACCCGATAGCCGTCAGGAGCGACCGCGCAGGCGTGGGCCGCATTACGGCGTGCCAGAGGGTGGGAAAGGATGAACACCTGGCGTTCCATTACTTGCTCGCAGCGCGCAGGACGTTGCGCTCAAGGCGGTGGCACATGGTGCGCAGGTCGCGGACGAACTCGACGATCCGGTCAGCTTCGGACTGGTCGATCTTGCCGTCTGCAACGGTCTCAGCGGTCACGCCAAGCACGCTGCCCGTAATGGCGCCGATCTGCATGACCTTGGACTGGATCGCGGTCAGTTCGCAGGCCCAGCCGTTTGTAGGTGCGGGAGGGATCGAGTCGACCGCCAAGCCCTGCTCTGCAGCGAAGGCCAGGAACCAGTCGTGCGCGTATTCCACACCGCCCTCTTTCTCTTCCATCCACTCCGACAGCAGACCAGCCATTTCCACGCTGATCGCATCGCCCTCGGAACGCTTGAGCTTGGCGCGCAGGCTTTCCGGGTGGATCGACTTTCCGCGGCGCTCCGTCAGGAAGCGGGCCGCATCGGCAACACCACCCGGCGTCTTGCGCACGCAGTTGTACAGAACGTCCAGCCAGTCAGTGTTGGTATAGCGGCAGGTCATGCGTCACCTTGAAATCTGATTTCTTTCAGCCTTTCGGCCCTTGTGCGGTGCAACTAAGATTCACCGCATGGAACAACTCAACTTTCTCTACAGCGCAGCTTCGGCAGTTACCGCTTTCGGCTTGCGGATCCGTCGAGGCTTGCGCAGCACGTCCCAGCGGAAATTCGGCACAAGCTCTTCACAGATGACGCGCTTGCCGGTAGCCTCTTCGATCACCGGGCAGTGCTCCGAAGGGAGCGGGCGAGAGCCGTTGACCCATTGGCTAACCGACTGCGGCGTAACGCCGAGGATTGCGGCCAACGCTTTCTGACTTCCGACAATCGAGATGGCCTTTTCGAGGCCGACATTTCGGTCCATATCCGGTCCTAAAGCATCACTTGCCTCCATACTAAACTAATGCTTTATCAAAAGCAATCATTGCTTGCATGCGTTGCGCCCAAGCACAATCAAGCAATGCTTTCCTCTGCCTTAATTCAAGAACTCCTTTCCTCGCCTCCCGCGGATCTCGCTGGCAAAGTCGCCGCGACCATCGGGCGCGGGCTTGTGCCCGCTAAAGATGTGGCGGAGGCGTGTGGAGTTACGGTGCAAGCCATCAATGGCTGGAAGACGAACGGGCGCGTAGGGAAACAGCACATCAAAACTCTTGCGCGCCTGACGGGCCTGCCTGTGTCGTGGTGGCTGCCGGGTGACGATTTGGAAGATGAGTCAGCCCCGGTCGGTTCTGCGCTCTGGCCGTTTGCGTCCATAAACCGCGAGCGCATCGAGGCCCTACCGCCTGAGCGCCTGAAGCACCTTGAAGGTGTGATGCTGTTCGCCTTGCAGGGCTATTCGGAAGGGACAGCGTCGATCAGTGTTCCAGCCGTCTCCACCACGCCGGCAGCAGGCAGCCGCGGCTCGGTGTTCGACATGGACGCTGCAGACGACGTGTTCCCCATGCGAATCGGCGGGATGCCTCCTGCACCCTGGGAGGGCGGTCAAACCACGCGCCAGGCGGAAATGGCCACTCCCGTCCGGATCAGCACGCAGGTTGGAGTTATTGCGAATGTCGGCCCCGGCGAGCCGCACGCTGCAAACGACAAGTTTGAGAAGGTGCCAGAGCTGGCAGACGTCCGCCTTGCTGCTGGCGATGGCATCGAGAACCAGACCGAAGAACAGACTGGAATGATTCAGTTCCGGCGATCTTTCCTGAAGGAAGTTGGCGCTGACGGCGGCAAAGCACGCGTGGTCTACGCCAAAGGCGACAGCATGGAGCCGGTTATCCGCGACGGTGCCGCCCTGCTCGTAGTGCCGAATGAAAACCTAACCATCCGCGACTTGGCGGCGGGCGGTGTCTACGCCATCAACTACGACGGCAAGATGATCGTGAAGACCGTGGCGCGCGACAAGTTAACGCAACGATGGGTAGCACGGTCGTTCAATCCCGCCTACCCCGATATCCCGCTGGAGAACGGCCACCCAGTACGCGTGCTGGGTCAGGTTGTGTGGGCTGGTGCCCGCCTGCGGGATGATGAGGCGGGACAGTGGATCCGCTCATGACAAGACTAGGAAAATGAAAAGAACGCCTGTATTGCTTTCAACGCTCTCGATTGCCGCCCTCCTCGCTGGCTGCATTAGCGTAGCTCCAGAAGAAAAGGACGCCACCGTACGCCGCGGCAATGCGCCGGCCAGCGTGGTGGATCTCCAGGCAGCGACCAAAGCACTCACCGTTTACGACGCCACACCAGCAGGCGCGGAAGTGTTGGCCGACGTGTCGGCTATCCGCTGCCACGCAAATCTATACGAGCCAAAGCCCACTGAAGAAACGGTGCGGGCGGACTTGTTGATCAACGCGTTCGGCAAAGGTGCCAACGCGATCAGCAATATTCAGGTCGTCCGCCAACCTGGCAACCTTGGCTACAACTGCTACTTCCGATATTTCGGCACCGCGAAGGCCCTAAAGGTGGACGGCAAATAGCGTCCGGGCCGGCGCCAGGCTGCGGGACGACGAGGCTGGGCAGTGGATTCGATCCTGATTACCCCGATTCAGTTTTCGGGCGCTAGAATCGTTTCATGATCGCCATCATCTTCTTCTGGCTGTTGTTCGCCCTCGTCGTGGGCATGATCGCTTCGAGCCGCGGCAGATCCGGTTTCGGGTGGTTCATCTTGGCTTGCCTCATCAGTCCGCTCCTGGCTGGCATCTTTCTATTGGTCAGCGCGAATCTCCGCCGTCAGGCCGGGCGACCCAACCCCACTACGCACGTCAAATGTCCTGACTGCAAAGAGTTGATCCTCAAGGAAGCCCGCGTCTGCCGCTACTGCGGATGCAAGCTCGCGGTCCCTTCTTTGGCGCCGCCTGACGCAGACGGCCCCTCTTTGGTGTCCGAACTCAAAGACATGGGGGCCTGGAAGGTTCTGTACACCGCCTTCGTCATGGCAATCATCGCCTGCGTGATCTGGGTCGCCCTGTAGTCAACGCCAGCATCTAAAGCAATAGCCGCCTTCCGGCGGCTTTTTTACGCCCCAACGTAAATCATTGCTTGCTTTCTAGATAAAGCAATGGTTTAATAATTCCAACGCAGCACGAAACGCCCTAGGCCTCGGGCCACGGCAAAGAGTGCTGCTGAGATTCAGGCGGTGGCCCCGCCGAGAGACAAAGCCCGGATGCCCGGACCGTGAGAAGGGAATGCAGCCAAGGCTGGAACTTGGTGACCGGATGACCTGGCGAACTGTTGAAACGGAGCCAGCGACGCGAGAGGCCGGCCCTACATGGGCACACATGGATCCCCTTAGCGGGGGCATCCGTCAGCCCGTTCTATGAGCGCTGGCTGTCGAATGAATCCTCACAACCCGTGAGCAACCAGGGAGAACAGATGGCCACACCGCAACGAATCGCCCCGCCGTCGCTCAATCGCGGCGTGTTTGGCTGGGACGCGTGCCGCCTGGCGGACGCCTACAGCACCCAGGAGCTGACCGAGGCCCTCACCTGGGTCAGCCAAGCGCCGTGCTGCGCCAATCCTGAAACCGGATCGATCTGGCTGCTGAACAAGAAGGCCCGACGCATCAGCGCTCAGTTGGCCTGGGCCGTGCGCCATCAGTTGGAAGACAAGCGCCGCGCCGCGGCCTAACCCCACCCGCCCCGGGTGCCGGGGCAATAGCGCAGCAGTGAATCCTGAAAGAAGCGGCACTACGGAAGGACGTAGGGCAAGCCTCTGGAAACACATCGGCAAGCTAGGCCAGCTAAGTCGGTTGCCCCCAGAACTTCGCCGAGCTGACGAACTAGCCAGTATCGAGTCTGGCCCGCTTCTTTCAGGATTCGCATATCCAGCCCGTTCCTAGAGCGAGCTTACGAATGAACAAGGAGATAGAGCATGAATATCCGTGGTTTCCGTAAGCCAGCGGTCCTGGCTGCGCTTTACAACGCTTCGCAGCCTCTTGGGATGGGGTTTCTTCAATACGACCCCACACCCATGACCGAGGAAGAGGCAGAGCATTTGCTCAAGCATCAACAGTGCTTCGATTACTTGAAGGGGCGTGTCATGAAGATTGATCTTCGCGGCGACACCTTGGACACCTGGGGCTATGACCGCGACAACGGCCAGGGCGCAGCTGAACGGGCGATCTTGAACAGCAACGCCTAACCACCCCTCCCCCTCCCGGGGATAAGCAAAGACCACCGGCGAGAACGGGCATGTCGCCCTAGTAGGAGGCCGACCCCTGGTGCTGCATAGCAGCCGTAGCCGCACGAAACGCGGCGCTATCAATCAAGGGGCAGCCGGATTAGGCGTATCCGGGCGGCGCGCAAAGGTGCCGTGCAATGTCCCGAGGCTTGGGCGCTTGATCCGACCCGCGACGGCGGGGATATACAGCGCCTTCAAGTTCATTGCTCTGCTGGTTCGACTCCAGTCCCCTTGATTGATGGCAGCAGTACCGCGTTAACGGGCGCTCAACCCGGCCAGCGGTTTTGAGAAGTTGGAGAACGGGGCGGACGAAATCCCGGTATGCCGCCGACCTTACACGCCGAAAGGCTGGGGTGCCGACTAGGGTGCCATCAACCAAACTGCGGACCACGCTAGGCAGTAAACCCTAGCCACCCGCGACTCGCTGGCAGACGAGTGATAAAGACGTTGCCTCCGCGCCTTTGAATTTGGGCTTGGCAAGCTGCGGATAAGGCCACGAGTCGGTCAGTCGCCAACTGACGCCGGAGACGTAACCGGCACTCCCCACAGACGACATTGCGGCAGCGCCTTAGCCACGCTGCACAACTCAATTTTCAACACGCGAAAACGGGTACGACAAACCGGTGCTTTATCCGGGGCGCAGTGTCGTCTGTAGGGGGTGAATGCGCAGGCTGATGCGTAGCAATTCTACGTTGGTGACTCCGCCAATAGCGGCAAGCGAGGGCTTCGCCGTGATGTCCCACCGGGTGAGATTCCCGGGAATGTATGCGGCAGCGGAGATCGAGCGAGAGCCAACAAGCCGGAGATCAGCACCGGCCACCCCCTCCCCTTATCCCACACGGAGCAAACCATGGAAATCACGACTTCCCAAGCAGTCGCCACGATGCAGAAGTATGGCGGAAACGGTGTACAGAAGCTTGCCGCTTGCTGGCTTGCTCTGGATTCTGAGAAGCGCCAGCGTTTGGAGCAGGCGTTTGAGCCTGAGTTCAAGCACTACCGCCAGATGTATGCGGAAGACGTGAAGGCGGCGGCATGAAGCGCGCCCTCATCCTCGTAGCCATCCTATTGGCTGGATGCAACTCCGAAGCTGGCGCCCCGACCATCGACAAGAGCATCAACGCCGATGTTGACGGGTTCACAGGAAATCCGCGCAAGTTCTACGACGCTGAAACCGGCGTGACTTGCTACTACATCAGCCACAACGCGATGTCTTGCGTGAAGACAAATTAGGAACGCCCATGAGCAAGGTCAATCTGCCGCCTATGCCCAATGAACTATGGGCAACGCTGGATGCCGATCAGGAGGATCAGGTTTACGCCTACGCCGAGCAGGCTGTACGCGAGGCTCTGGCGGCGCAGGTGCCTCTACCCCATGAGCTGCCTCACTGGGAAGAAGTTTCAGCCAAGCTGGAACGCGACGAGACGCTGACCCCGCTGGAATTTTTCATCTATGAAAACGAACCGGCCAGCGCCGACGCGTGGCGCGATCAATTGGCCGCCGCCCTAGCAAGCACCCCTGTAGCCGGGGAGGCGGTGGCGCATGCGGTAATTTCCTATGGCCGTATCCAGCGCCTGGTAGTCAACGAAGAGAGCGCGCACGAATACGCCGAGCAGCAGCGGCTTAATGCCGAGGCGGCAGGCTGGGATGCAAAGGCCCACGTCCGGCCGCTGGTGTATGGCGATGCCGCGCCCCAGGGTGGCGACCAGGAGACTTGAATGGGAACGCGATTCGCCTTCGACCCTCCCGACGAGCTGTACGCAATGAAGTATGCAGAGGTCGCCCGGGGTATCGAGGCGGATCTGTTCCGGTACCGCTGGCAGGTAATCGAGGAAATTGGCCAGGAGCGCCACAACCCGGACGCCTGCGAGCTTTACCACTTCGCGTCAGAGGCCGACAAGCCTGAGCAAATCCTGATGCAAGCCTACGACGGCATACGCGGCGAGGAAGCCAAAGACGTGATGACGCTGGCTATTGCCCACGTCGCCGACTACCAAACCAAACAATACGTTCGCGGCTTCTGGCCGGAATGGGAGAAAGCATGACCACGAAACACACGCCGGGCCCCTGGTATACCGGCGAACCCTTCGAGGCTTTTCCTGGCGCTGGGTTGCGCTTCCACATTTCCCAGGCTGAAGGCGCTCCGTACACGCCGCACTACTCGGACGTTGCACAGTTCGTCGCCGAAACCATTTCCAGCGAAAAGCTGGCGATCCAGCAGGCCAACGCCTGGCTGATAGCCGCCGCGCCGGATCTGCTGGAGGCTTTGATCGCCATGGAGCAGGAAAAGTCGGACTACATGACGCGCAATGCCCTCGGCGACCCATCGGTTGAGACAACTAACAAAATGGCCCGCGCCGCCATCGCCAAAGCTAAGGGAGAGCAGCAATGAACAATGGATTCTGGGACCGGCCGGCAGACGAGCGTGCCGACGCCATGGATCGTGCCGCAGAGCGTGGCGGCATTGAAAACTTCTTCGACCTCGACCCGGAAGACCGAGCGAGAGCCTACGACCAGGAGGAAGCCAAATGACCCGCCTACTCCGCAAGATCCTCCAAGCCGACGCACATACAGCCGTCGGCATTTTTTCAATCATTTGTTCCCTCGTAGGCGCTCTGGCATGCGTCCAACAGGCCGATCAAGAATCCGCCGAACGCTGGGCGAAGGACGGCGGCACTCGATACGCCGCAAAGGAATAGACATGTCCAAGACACACTGGAAGCTCCTGATCAATCCTGACTACATCGGAGCCTACGCGCTGGAAGAAGGTCAGGACCTGACGGTGACGATTGACTGGGTGCAACAGGAAACGGTCACCGGGACGGGCGGCAAGAAAGAAGACTGCACGGTTGCCCACTTGGTCGGCCAGAAGCCGATGATCCTGAACGTCACCAATTCCAAGATGATCGCCAAGCTGTACGGGCCGTACATCGAGGACTGGGCCGGTAAACCGATCACGCTGTACGCCAGCACTACGAAGTTGGCCGGGGAAACCGTGGAATGTCTGCGGATCCGTCCGAAGGTGACAGTGAAGAAGCCGCCGACCATCAACGCTGAGCGGTTCAGTAAGGCCATCCAGTCGATCAAGGAAGGCTCCTACACCACGGACAAGCTGCGGTCCAACTTCAGTTTGACGCCTGAGCAGGAAAGGGAACTTGAGGAGGCGCTAGGTGAAGCCACTGTTTAAGGTCCGCTGCTCGTCCCTCAGCACGATTATGACCGACCCGAAGACGAAGGGAGCGGTGCTGTCCGAGGGAGCCAAGACGTACTTGGAGGGCGTGGCTAAGGAGTTGGTCTACGGCTACACCTACTGCCCCACGGCCAAGTACATGGAGAAAGGCACGCTTGTAGAGGATCAGTCCATCGCCCTCTACAACTCGGTCTTCTTCACCAACTATGTCAAGAACACGGAGCGTCGGGAAACTGACTTTCTAACCGGCGAATGCGACATCTTCACCGGGTCCAAGATTATCGACATCAAGTCAGCGTGGTCGCTCCATACCTTCCCAGCAACCGCGGCCATGGGAGCCAGCAAGGAGTACGAATGGCAGATGCGGGGCTACATGAGGCTGTGGGACGTGGACGAGGCTGAGGTTGCGTACTGCCTCGTAAACACACCGGACGAGCTTGTCGGCTACGAGGATCCGGACCTTCACTACGTTGACCACATCGACGAAGTTTTGCGCATAACGCGTGTCCAGTACACCAGGGACCGCGAACTGGAAGACAAGATGGAAGCCCGCGCCTTAGCGGCCCAGCAGTACGTCATAGAAGCCATGCAGCGCATTGGCGAAGAACACCAAGGATAGACCATGGCATCGGTTAACAAAGTCATTTTGGTAGGAAATTTAGGCCGCGACCCCGAGGTGAAATATAGCGCGGACGGAGTTGCTATCTGCAACCTTTCCCTAGCTACCACATCGTCTTGGAAGGACAAAGCCAGCGGTGAAAAGCGCGAGGAAACCGAATGGCATCGGGTGGTCATGTACAGCCGCCTCGCTGAGATTGCAGGCGAATATTTGGCTAAGGGCCGGTCTGTCTACATCGAAGGCCGGTTGAAGACCCGCAAATGGCAAGACAAGGACACCGGCGCTGATCGCTATGCGACCGAGGTTGTCGCTGACCAAATGCAGATGTTGGGCGGTAAGGGCGACGAAGTAGACCGCACCCCATCGCAGCGTCCCGCACCGAAGCAACCACAACGCCAAGCCCCCGCCCAGTCTGGCGGCTACGACGACGCGGATCCCCCGCCGTTCTGATCCCCGGCAGCTCCCAGCACAACCCACCTGGAACCCGCAGCATCCGCTGGGGGCTGCCACCCTATTCTTTGGAGATATGGAAATGCCTACGCACATTTGGGTTGTTGAATCGTTCTGTATGGGGGAATGGGGATATATGGGTGCCTTCCCAACGCGGAACCGCGCACGGCTGTATCAAAACACTCATTTCGGCCCCGGAGCATCCCGCATCCGCAAGTACGTCCCCGCCTAACGGAGCAGATATGGACCTCGCGCAACAACTCGAACAAACCGACGCAGACCGCGTTGACGGCATCACGACCGACAAGCAGTACATGGAGCGCCGTGCCGAGATTGCGGCGCGGGCGTTAGACCTTGATGACGCATATGACCGATACAAGGAGCGTGCGCTCCTGAGGGGGATGTGATGGATAGCTACGAAATGCCTGATGACAATGAAGTCATCCTAGAGCGCTGGATCATCCGCTGGGGCCTCCTAGGCGTGATCGCTGGCCTCGCGATGCTGAACGTCGGCATCTTCTATCTGTGGCGATACGCCCTGTCCTTCTTCTACCCTGGAGCGTGAACAAATGACCCAACAATGGAAGCTTGTGCCGGTTGAGCCGACACCGAAGATGATTAAGGCATGGCACGACGCCTACAGCAAGGCCATTATCAAGACGGGGCGCTCCGCCCGAGCCTACGCCGCCATGCTCGCCGCTGCTCCCACCCCTCCCGCCAGCGCACAGGACGATGCGAAGGACGAGCGGCAGGCATTTGAGGCGTGGGCCAAAAAGAAGAAGATGCCGTTGGCTCGTATAGGCGAGCAATACGACGATTTCTGGGTTGACCATGCCTGGAACGGCTGGCAGGCCCGAGCCTCCGTTGCCGCTCCCGCTGCTGGCGATGCGCGGACAGCACTGGCGAAGGTCGAATCGTTGCAGCGATACGGCTTCGGGTATGCCGACGACGGAAACGGTGGTCGATACCTGAGTTCGCTCAAGCGCGACGACGGCGCATTTCTCTGCCGTGACGAGGTGCTTGCCGCCATCGCTGCCCAGCAGAGCGAAGGGGGAGCGGCATGATGCGCTGGAGAAAGGAACCCCGAGAAACCGGCTTGCGCTCCGCGCTCGCCAGGGAGCGCAGCTCCTATCTGCGCGATGAGAATGGCGTCCGCTACGCCTGCGTCAGCCACATACGGGGCGGCGGCTGGTATTTCGTCGCCGGCTGGGACTCCGACATCCCCCATGAGAATACCTGCCAGCAGCCGGTCGAGACTGAGGCGCAAGCCAAGGCCGCAGCCATTGCATATGTGAAGAAACACCTGCCGCCCAAGCTGACCCACAACCAGCGCCGCGTGCTGACGAACATGGCGTCGGGCTTGCGCGCGGATGCGCATTGCTACGGGCGGTCGGAATTCGGCGGCCTGACCGCCACAATGGCATCCCTGCACCGCGCCGGGCTGGTGGACGGCAAAGGCATCACCGATGCTGGGCGTGCCGCGATTGCAGCCTCTCAGCAGCAGGAGGGGTGATGGAAGTTGCCGCCTTATTCGTAGAGACGGATGGCGCCTACTTCGGTGTGCCTGGCGTGCAGCCCTGGGATGAGCCACGGGACGCCAGGACCTACAGCGGACCGCATCCGGTCGTGGCGCATCCACCCTGCCAGCGCTGGGGTCGGTATTGGCACGGCGCGCCGAACAAGCCGCACCAGTTCCGCCTGGGTGAAGACGGCGGATGCTTCGCCGCGGCGCTGACGGCAGTGCGCAACTATGGCGGCGTGATCGAACACCCGGCCGACTCGCACGCCTGGGCGTGGTTTGGCCTGCGCAAGCCACCGAAGTCTGGCCGCTGGGTACGTGCTGATCTGCTGGGCGGCTGGACCTGCTATGTCGAGCAGGGCCATTACGGGCACATGGCACGCAAGGGGACATGGCTTTATGCCTGCGGCACTGACCTGCCTGAACTGCGGTGGGGCCGCTCACCCCAGCGAATCCACCCGCGCGCACTGGAACTGCACGGCTACGAGAAGGCCCGCCGCATCGGAATGATGGCGATGGTCGGCGGCAAAGACAAAACCCGCATCCGCGACGCCACGCCGCCTGAATTCCGCGACGTTCTGCTGGCCATCGCCCGCAGCGCTGGCACACCGATCAATAAGGAACTGGACCTATGACCACCCACACCCCCGCCCCGGAGCATGAAGCTGCAATTCAGGAAGGAGAACGCATCGCCGCGGCCGATGAGTATTTCAAGGCCAGAACCTGGATCATGGACACGAACGAAAACCGGCGCATCTTCGAGGCCGGATTCGACCGCGCCTACGCCCTGCTGTCCAAGCTGCGCGCCCCTAACCCGCTCGGCGACGCCTGCCATCATTGCGGATGGCTGGATTGGGTAAGCCAGGACGGCGCGGCATATTGCCAAGCCTGCGGCAAGCCGCACGGCAGCGTGCCGCAGGAAGGCCTGCCGAACCTTCCCGAGCTACTGCGTGAAAACGCGGATCTGGACGAGGCCGAGGGCGGCAATGCCCAGGTTTGCGCCCTAGAGCGCGATGCCGCCGACGAGATCGAACGCCTGCGCCGTGAGGTTGCCAAGCTGCGCGCCCCTGTAGCCGATGAGCAAGAGCGCCGACAACAAGCGGGTATAGAGGTAATGGGGTGGCTACGCGAGAATGGTGCCCCGCATAGCATCTACTCGCGTATGTCCGCCTGCCTGTTCGGTGACCCCGACTGGCCCAAAGCTCGCGCCGCCCTGGCAAGCGCCCCTGTAGCCGGGCATCAGCCCTATCCCGCCATGCCGAAGCCTGACGTTACCCATCCCGGCGAACAGGAAGACAGCTATTCTCGGTCGGCAATGGAAGCGGCCATGCATGCCGCCCATGACCGGGGATACAGCGTGGGCTGGGACCACGGAAAGGAGCATGCGAGCGCCCCTGTAGCCGGGGAGGCGGACTTGCCGAAGGCTTACATCGTTCGGCACGGAACCACTGAGGCACTGTTCCGCAGCTTGAAGCGGGCCAATGCGGCAGCGGAAGACGTGGGGCCTGGATCGGTCATCGTGCCCCTCTATGCTTATGCCGCGCCCCAGGCCAGCGAGGCGGTGCGCATCGTGTTCCCGACGCACCTTCGCAAGATGTGGTCGGGCGGCGACGTGCAAGCTTGGCTTGATGAGCATCAGGGCGTCACGGCGCCGAAGCCCAGCGCCAAGGGCAGCCTGGAGCGGTATCGGAAATGGCAAGCTGATCGCGACGAGGCATTCGGATCCGGCGTCAAGGCTGCGGCCGATCTGGTCAAGAAGATGGTAGACGACTACGACACCGACCACGGCAGCACTGACCCGGCGACTGGCGCGCGGGAGTATCCCGGGGAGGGTGCAACGTGGGTCTGCGAAATGCAGGAGCTGGAGGAGTCCATCCGCGCCCTGTCCGCGCAACCGGGCGCGCAGAGGGAGCAGAGCGATGCGGAGTGATCGCGAATTGTTGGAACTGGCGGCGAAGGCTGCCGGGTGGAGTCACTGGGACTGGCTCGCTGCGCCGGGGATAAACGTATACGACGCGGACGGGCGGCACTCTCACTGGAACCCGCTCACCGACGACGGCGACGCGCTGCGGCTGGCGGTGAAACTGGGTTTCTTCCTTGAGCTTTACACCGACGACGACTGCCTGAAGGACCGCATGGGGTCTGTCACGGTGCGCGGCTTTATCAACATCAACGAGGAAGGCGCGAACGTCGACGAGGCGTTCAACGTAGGCGATCCCTATGCAGCAACCCGCCGAGCGATTGTGCGCGCTGCCGCTGAGATTGGCGCCCACCCCAAGCAGCACAACGACGGAGGCGCAGTGTATGGCTGATCAATGCAAATGCTCGTTCGCTATCCGGATGACTGGCGACGGCTGCCGGTACTGCCAGCCGCAGACGTACATCGATCATCTGGAAATGGCGGCCAAGGACTATCAGGAGTACACGGATTGCCTGGTTGAGCAGCGGGATAGCGCTATCAAAGCCCTGCGCCGCGCCCGTCTAGCTCTAGCCGCGGCTGCCAGTCGTATGCCCGAGTTCGATAGCGATTACCAGCAGGTTGACTCATTCATCCTGCTCCACGACACGAAAAAGCACGGTTAATAAGTCACTAACCGCGCTAATGCGCCAATAATGAGGCAATCATGAAAAAAGAAGAACTTGAGCAGATCGCCCAGCGCCCTAGCTGCTGCAAGCCCTTCGGAGCCAGCGTGACGCTCAGTGTGGGCGAGCGCGATGAGCTGGTGGCGATTGCGAGGGATGGGATGCGCGCTCCGGCGATGAAGGATGCCCTCAAGCGGATCGCCGCCATTGAAGACAAGATGTTCGGCGGAGATTGGGACGAAATCGAGGAAGCCCGCAACATCGCCTGCGATGCGCTGGCGGAGAGCCTTGGATCTACCGTGGCGAAGGAGGAAGCGTGAAGGTGCTATTCCTGGATATCGACGGCGTACTGAACAGCGTCCGCTCTGCTGCTGCTCTGGGCGGCTGCCCCTGGCCGCGCAACCGGAACATGCAGGGAGATTGGGAGAAGTTCGACCAGGTAGCCGTCAAGCTAATGGCGCGTCTGGTGCAGGAAACCGAGGCTCACGTGGTTCTCAGTTCCACCTGGCGCATCGGGATGGATCAAGAGCGAGCTACCGAGCTTGGCGACTTCCTGGGCTATGTCATCAGCAGCGCCACGCCGGGCGGCGGCGGTCATCGTGGCCCCCAGATCCAGCAGTGGCTGGATGAACACCCGGGCGTGGAGAAATACGCAATCATCGACGACGACACCGACATGCTGCCCGAGCAGATGCCCAATTTCGTCAAGGTGGATCCGGCCATCGGCCTGACCTACCAGAACTACAAGGATGCAAAGCAGTTACTGGCATGACCGCAGCTATTGAGAAGGTCCTTGCGACCACCCGTAAGAACTGGATTACACAGCCCACCTAGCGTGGGCTTCGTTTTGGAGGCAATATGCCAGTCAGGCATTTGACCATCAAGAAATTCTCCAATGAGTCGGGCTACAGCCCCGACGCCATCCGCACGAAGATCCGCGACGGGATCTGGCCTGAGGGAACCGTCTGGGTCAAGGCTCCGGATGGGCGAATCCTAATCAACACCGAAGGGTATGACGAATGGGCAAGCAGTACGATGGCGTTCGGCCAGCTTCCGAGTCCTCCATCGAAATCGACTTCTATTATGCGGACCAGAGGTGCCGGGAGCGCATCAAGCTCCAGCCCACCCCCGCTAATCTGAAGCGGGCGGCCAACCACCGCGCCGCCATTCTCGACGCTATCGCCCGCGGCACCTTCAATTACGCAACAACCTTCCCCGGAAGCAAGAACGCGACGAAATTCAGTCCGAAGGCGATCAGCCAGACTGTGCAGGCCTATCTAGAGGCCTGGGTGGATAGCAAAGCAAAGACCATAAAAGCCAGTACCGCCGAAGGCTACCGCAAGGCGGTGAACGGTCGACTAGTGCCGGCACTGGGCGCCCATCAGATGCCCGACCTCCGACGCGCCCACGTTAAGGCGATGTGCGAAGACATGGAGACTTCGAACAAGCGTATCGCCAATGTGCTATCCGTCCTTCGCACGGCACTGGACGATGCCGTAACAGATGAACTGATCGACACCAATCCGATTGCTGGCTGGACTTACGCGCGGAACGAGCCGCCCAAGGAAGAGGATGATGTTGATCCATTCACGGCGGCGGAGCAGGCGGAGATCCTGAAGGCACTGGATGGGCAGGGCCGAAATCTGATCCAGTTCGCCCTATGGACGGGTATGCGCACCTCGGAGATGGTCGGCCTGAGATGGGATGACGTGGACCTGGCCCGGGGCGAAGTGCGTATTAGGCGCGCGACCACGCAGGCAGCGAAGGGAGCGGCGGAGGTCCCGAAGACGAGCAGCAGCAAGCGCATGGTGAAATTGCTCAGTCCAGCCAGGGAGGCGCTGGAGGCGCAGAAGGCCTTCACCCTGCTGGCGAACGGTCATGTCTTTCACAATCCCCGCACCAGCGCGCCATGGGAAGGCGATCAGCCGATCCGTAAGACCCTGTGGCAGCCTGCGCTGAAACGCGCCAAGGTCCGTTACCGCGTGCCATACCAGACACGGCATACCTACGCCTCTATGATGCTGTCTGCGGGCGAGCATCCCATGTGGGTTGCGAATCAGATGGGCCACGCGGACTGGGGGATGATCCGCCGCGTCTACGGCCGATGGATGCCCGACGCCGCCCCCGACGCCGGCACCAAGGCAGAGGCCCTGTACGGAGCCACGGACGGTCAGCATTTGGTCAACATTGCCCTCAAGACCCGCATGAACACTGGATAG